AGCGATGTTTATAACACGCTTGCTTATATAAACAAAAAGATAAAGGAGCGGGAAGCACTTGAATTACATTGAAATACGCAAGAAAGTAAATGAAACAACCCCGCGCGGTGCATACCGAAGCGCCGTGAAGCTATACGCAATAGACATTTTAAATCGATTAGGCGACGCAGAAGCGCCGGACACGTTGTCCGAACTCCATACCGAATTGCTTGACGGTTGCCTAAACTGGATTGAATACAGCTATTGCGGCAAGGCGCTTGCAGACAGCTACAGCATAGCGGGGCGTACTTGCAGTCCTACAACCTTAAAGCGTTTACACGCTGGGGCAAAGCAACCTGTAGGTTTCGGAACATGGCTTGATTATCAAGCAAGCGCCCTAAAGCAAGCCGAAAAGTTGATTATACAAAAATATTGTGAGGTTAAAAACGAACACAAATAAAACAAGGCTCGAATACCACTACGGTACTCGAGCCAATGTTATTATATATTATTTATAGCGTCCATTCTCCAGACATGTGCCCCCACTCGGGCGGGTTGACCTGTTGCGACGCAATAGCCGAAAATAGCATGGAGTTATCAGACACGAAACCAACCGACCCGTTGTTTTTAAAGAACAGCTGTGCGCTTTTAGAATCGCTATTGTCACCGGCACCCGGTGTCCAAAGCAAACCCGTAATAAGTTTGTCATTTGTAGGAGCGCCGTTATTTTCGTCCCCAGAATCAGAAACATAAGACGTTCTCGGCATCAGTTCAAACTTAAAGGTATTTTGCGTTGTAGCGCCTAACAGCGTTGCCACGTCCCTTGCAAAATTGTCTGGAAGCACCAACCGTTCGCGCCAGTTACCCGACACGGCAACAGAACTATCCTGCGCATACACACGCATAACACCGTAACAAATAACAGTGCTATCAGCAGAAGACGGGAACGAAAGCATGTCCAAAATAGCCTTTTTATAATATTTTGTACCCGTAAGCGTGAAAGATTTATAATCAAACTTAGGATATGTTTTAATCTTATCCTCGAGAGCCTGTACACGTGTAGTCAAAGAACGTATATTGGAATTGATGTTCGTAATCTGTCCGTCAACGTCGGCTTTCCACTGGTTGTACTGGTTGGTAAAATCAGTTTTCCACGTATTGAAGTCGTTGTTGGTGTTCGTGGTGTACGTGTTGAACATCTGGTCAATGCGTGTGTTAGCATTGGTTACAAAATCTTCAAACTTTTTGTTTAAATTATTTGTAGTATTTGTAGCGTATTCGTTAAACCACTGCTGTAAAGTAGTGTTCGTATCGTTTTTATACTGTTCAAATTTGTTCCAAAGTTCTTTCGTCAAGTCATCGAAGTGCTGTTCCATGTGCGCTTCAAATCTTGCGATTTCAGCGTTCACCCAGTCCTGCAAGTCTTTATAGGCTTTGTGCAAAGCGTCAATGTTATCCTGCATCTTTTCAAGTTCCTCAAGCATCTTGTTAAGGAACGCCGCAAGCTTACACAGCACCTCATAATAACTCAAACTCTGGTCATAAACAGCGGGAAGAACTTTCTGACACCAAAAGCGCAGATACGGAATGCCGTCATACTTTTTTAAAATCGGGTCAAAGTCAGCGGGTGTGAATTTGTTATCGTTCGGCATACTTTACCACCTTTCTTTATTCCCACAAACCGAAAAACAAATCTTCCAGTTCGTGTAATACCATATTGTCAACACTTTCATAGTTCTTATACATTTTAGTCATTTCAGCGAAATACGCGTCTCCACTGCTACGACCTGTATAAGTATACTCTGTGTTGCGTTTACCGTCCTGTGTACTTTGCGCTGTGCCGTCGGTTGATGCTTCGCTTGTTGTCTTTGTCGCGCTTGTCAGATACTTATCTGTGTCCAAGCCCTCAATACCACCTTGCGGAGTTTCGTTAAACTTGTTCCAACCTGTGCTCTGACTTTCGCCATGCGACGTGCCGTTGTCGGCAGTGTGTGAAGTATCTTCGCCCACTGTGGTATGTTTGATGTTATCAAACGGGTTCGCAAGTTCCTCTTGCTTGTACAGCATGTTATACTTCGGCATAATCGCGACAAGCCGTTCCCGTAGATGCAGTTTCCATAGCGCATACGTTTCATACGCTATTTCACGCGTGTAATAGTGGAGCAGGATAAGTTTGCACAGGTGTTCACGATAGCTTTCTTTCCAGATAGGAAAATCAAAATCGAAAATGTGTTCGTAACCTGCTTGCAAAGCTTTCTCAACGTCACCATAGCCGCTGTGTTCGTACTCACCCTGCCAGTTCAATTCAGGAACAAAACTTTCGCAAATCCAGCGGACTTCTGTTGTAAATTTACTCACTTGTTTTCTTCCTTTCTTTCCTTTTCTTCGGTCTGTTTTTGATACATTACGTCGTCTGCATCTTCCAAAATCAGACGGTCGTCATAGTCTTCCTTGTATTCACACCATACATTCAGATTGAATAAGCTATTGATTTTTTCGCAAGCTTTTTGCCGCTCATTCAAGCGGTTATATCTTGCCGCAATAGTGCCGCCCATGTTACGTGATACTTCATCTGTAATCAAGCGCTCTCTTTTCTGCAAGGACGTATTCGAAACACCGAGATATGTCAAAGCTTCATTGAAAATCTGTGTTTTGATTTCATACAATTTGTCTGCAACGTATGGCGCGTCTGTCTTTAGCACTGTAAAGTCATTGATAGATAAATTCTTGTCACCAAAAATAAACGGCTGATTTCCGTCATACTTCATGTACAAGTTTTTCATCGTCAAGCGTTTGCTTTCATCTGCCAAAATCAAAATCGGGGTTTTCTGTGCGTTGATATTTATATCGATGATGTCATCAATCTTTCCGAGCCTGTCCGCGAATGATACCAACTGCATCAGAGACGGAGTACGGAGATAATTGTTATAAATCATCACGCCTGTTTCCTGCGTCAAAGGATATCTGTAATTGTTATACATGCTACGTGCCGTAAACTGTAACGGTTGCCCGTACACGTCGTAGCCGCTTGTGCTGACATTTACAGGCAATGTCATGTACATGTCGAGCGCGTCGTCCTTAAAGAACACCGCTCTACCGTTACTCAGTAACGCAAGTTCGAGCGTTCGCACATCGCATGTTTCCGGGAGACCCATCCAGTCAAACATGGACGCGGAAAGTTCAACGAGCCTTGCAAGGTACAAGTCGTTGTTAAGTCGGTTTTCAAAAGCCGTAGACCAAAACATGCGGTCTTGTGTGCCGCCGTAATGCTTTGCCCTCAAACTACTTGCCATGTTTTATCACCTCTTTTAAACAGAATTGTCAAGCGTATAGTTTCCGACTTCATCGCCGTTGCGCCAGAACGTAATTCCGTTATCGTAAATTTTACAAATCATGTCTTCGTCGTCCGCCGGACAATTTGCGTTGATTGTGCAAGCGTTCGTTTTGGTGTAAGTCCAGTGTGGGCGAACATTACGGTTCGGAATTTTAACTTCATTGCACTTATATCCCCACCGGTCAAAGTAACCGTCAATGATTTTAGCATATTCAGCTTTAACACACATCTGATACGCAATGGGTCTTAAATTGTCACTTGCGGCGGCAGTTGAAGTTGCGTTTGCAAGCCCTTGTACCGTGTTAGGCGTATTGTCTAAATCCGCTTGTTTTGCCTGTTGTGCTTCCTCATAACTGTGTTGATTTAAAAGACCTGACCCAACAGTATTTATTAAACCAAGACCGACTGAAATAGCACCGTCGTTCACATGGTTGATAGTGTTTAATACACCACCAACAAATGCTTTTTGCGCTATATCATGATAGCCAAAAGCAATTTGATTAGAGTTTAGCGCCAAGTAAGCGGCAAGTACATCACCAAGGAACGGTACAGGCGGATAACCTGTAAGCGTTAAGCCCTCTGTATACAATTCCTTTTGGTTTTTATAATTCATTGGTAAAATTGTCACTTGTGGATTATTAAAACCTGTGCCGTACACTTTAAACTTAACAATAGGCTGTATAACACCCTCTATTTTGTTAAAATCTTCATAGCGATACTCACGCATGTCACCCGAATTATTTGTGATACGCAAATAATTATATGGGTATGTGTATAGTTTTTTGTTACGTGGTGTGTAACCGTTTAATGCACCGTCCACTTTAGCAAGTACACTTACTTCTGCTTCTGCAACCGTTTCTGGTGGTAACGAACCTTCTTGCAAAATGGAAATGCTTGAAACATTGTCACACATGAAGAGCGGACACGTATACACACTTTGTATAGCGCTTTGTTTACCGTCTGTTATATATCTTTGTAAATCCATCATAACGCCTGTAGTGATTGAAGTTACTTTAAAATCATCTCCCACATTATAGGCGCTACACCTAACGTGCATGTTACAGGGTACACCGTAAGCGGTTGTTTGTGCGGTGTTTCCAGAAGTGGAAGGCGCTTCGGACGCGGCATAGATAATACCTTTAGCGCTAAAAATATCTGTTGCATCGTCTGACACCCGGTTAGCAACTAACGTGGGCACAATTTCACCATAACCGATATTCTCCGGCACTGTGTGTTTGAACACCGTATCATCTGCAACGTGTTCACGGTCAACAAAACACGCTTGCAACGTGTAATCAAAAAACCATGTTTGCATAACATCAAGCGTAAATGTAACCTCGCAAGTGACGTTGTTTACGAACTCAACGCTTTTAATAAACGCATAAAACCACTTGTTATTATACGCGGTGTTTTGATACATCAGATAGTTGCAGTTATACAATTCGTCTGCTGAACACTCTACGCGCATCCACCCACGTTTTTCACGCTGATATGAAACACCCGTAAACGTCTTTTTGACGTGCTTACGAAAATACGCATACTGCGAGTCGGCGTCGTCAAAATAAATAGTATGCTGATAGTTATTGTTGATTGGGATACCGCTTAAAATATATACTTTGCTGTTTGGAACGATATACATAATATTGTATACTCCTTTAATAAGTCTTAACCCTCCATCGCTGGAGGGTTTGACCTATATTGAATTAGTTTACGGTACGGTAATCACGCACTGACCGCTCTTTGTGGTATCGAACTTAGAGGTCGCAGTGATGTTCGCCGTGCCGCTTGCGGTCGGGTCAACCTTAACCACGCCGGACGCAGACACCGTAACGAGCGGGTTGTCACTTGTCCACGTAACCGCCTGCGGCGCAAAATTGGTCGTTGCGACTTTCGCGGTCAAAGTAAGCACCTGACCTGCGGACACCGTAGCCGTAGCCGGGGACACCGTAACGCCTGTGACAGTCGGGGTGTTCGGGATAAACGCGATAGCGTTTGCGAATGGGGACACGCTGAACAGCTTCCAGACGTGAAGATAGTGGTTCCAGTAAAGACCCTGTACGTTCTCGAGGTCACGGAACTGCTGGAGCTTATCGTAAATTACGAAATAGTCACGGTCAACAAGGACGGCAGGAATTTCGTTGAGTGCTTCCAGTTCGTCCGTGCTGTACTCATAGTAGTTCGGGTCGTCCTTAAAGAGTTCACCAAGGCGCTTTACATTGAGTTTGCCGAAACCATCGACAAGAACGATATGACCGAGAAGTTCGGCTTCGGACATGTTGAACGCACGTGCAAGGTTCTTAACACTCTGGGTTGCATCGAACGCGGTGTTGATAATGATATACTGGTCATCACGCAGGGTGTGCGTGGTCACGCCCGCAAGGTTGTATTCGTCAGACATAAACAGCAGGTCATTGGACGCTTTACGCATTACAACGGTTGCGTCATCAATGTTACTTGTATTGATTGTCTGGACGCTAACCTGACCGCGGGAGAGGTTACGCGCAAGCATGTATTTCATGGTCAAAAATTCATCATTTTCCATTGCGGTGTAAAGCTGTTCCGTAATCTTCGCAACAAGATTATATACACCGTCTTCGGACAGGAACGCAAGGCGCAAGTCCTGTTCTTCGGTCGTAGCCTTGTAAAACTTCTGATAGTTCATGACGTGGAACGCGGACTGCACATCCGGAATTTCACGTTTAAAGACTTCCTTTTCTGCTACTTCTGGGTCATACTGGAACGGACGCGCCATAGACACGAACACTTCTTCAACCGTTTCGCCAAAGTCAAGAAAACCTTTCTTGAACATCGCCCACGGGTTAGAGTAGGACTTAGACGTGATAATGACTTTGCCGATACGGTTTACGAGCGCGGAGAGAAACTCATTCTGGAGCGCGGGCATGTCCATGATAATTGCGCCGATTTCACGGATGCTGTCTGCGTCCGGGGTCACAACGGGAACATAGTTACGGTAATTGATAGACGCAGAATTGCGGATTGCATTCAACACGTCTGCGGAACTGTTTGTAAGTGTTCTCACTTTCGGCTTAGTTGCCATTGAAAATCATCCTTTCTTATTCGAATAAATCGTTGAACGTGATATGTTCTGCACGTTCGGTTGCATCTACCCCATACGGGGACTGCGTTGCGGGTTCGTCGGGTTTACTGCCCTCTGGTTTGCCCTCAAAGAAACGGCTTGTATATTTTTCGCGCCATTCTTTATCCTTTTTTGCTGTTGCTTCCTCTGCCGCGGTCAGTCTGGTGCTAAAATCGTTAAACGTGTCCGCAACGTCTTCGGCAATTTCTAACATTCTATCGGGTGTAAAATCACCCGACGCGAAAATTTCTTTAAATTCTTCAAGTTTCTTTACTGCCATTTTAAATCATTCTCTTTCTGTAGCCAAGGCACATCATCCATATAGGCATGGATTTTCGTTTAGTTGGTGTTGGCGGTGTTGGTGGTGTATCGGGGTCATATTGTCCAAGGTAGTTATACCAATATCGCGCCGCCTTTTGACGGTCTGCGCGTGTTGCTTCTGGGTCTGCCGGGCGTTCGTATGTGTCCAGAAAGACGCTTGCAAGGTATTCGGGAGACTGCGTAGACGATTTAAATTCCGCGTAACTCATGTTATACGGACTAACAGGATACCACAGGTTTGTAGCGTTACTCAAAAAGTAACATTGCGCTGTACCGTCATCGGGACTGCCCATCACGTCACTAAAGTGTGGCGCATACCCGGGGGACGACTTTGCAATATCTGCGTCAATATACTTTTGAGGTGGAGTAAATTGTACCAAACCATAACCAATGTCGTCCTTTCTATAATCCGTTGACGGGAGGGGTTCGTCCCAACCCCACCGCCACGGATTGTACCCGCTCTCCCATTCCATGTTGCCAAGGACGGCAGAAACGGCGTTTAATGTCCACCCGAGTGATTGCACCAAAGCCTTGTAAATCATGATAGCGTTGTCTTGCGCTTCTGAACTCTCACGGGAGTAACCGTACAAGTTTTTTGCATGCCATGTCGCGTCGGGTAAAGGTGGTTTCGGTTGCGGTGTGCTTGCGTCCCACGTAACGTTATACGTGCCTACACCGTTCGGTATACGCAAGATGCTTGACGGGTCTTTTCTGTAAGCGGTTGTTTGTCCGCCGTCCCAGTATTCCCAGTGGGTGTGTGTACCAGTGACGTTGCCCGTCTGACCTTGCGTCCCGATAAACTGACCTTGTGCAATGCTGTCACCCTCTGACCAAATCTGTGACGCAAAGTGTGCCGCAAGCCAATACTTGTTCGGCTCAAACTCAACAAGTATCATGTTGCCCCATGACATGTTGCCAGTTATGGTACTGCCGTCCCACACCTGCGCCCATACAACCTTTCCGGCTAATGGTGCATACGCTTTGTAGTTGTCATGCACGGTATCAATGCCGCCATGTTCACCGCCGCCGTCGTAGTACGGATAACCCGCGCTTTCATAGATTGTCTTTTGGTCTGTTATACATTGCTTATAGGTTGCCATGTTAAATCAAGCTTTCAATTTCGTTTGCAAGGACTTCAATCTGTTCAAGCTTCGTTCGGATTAAATCCTTGTTGTCACTTTTCTTTTTGTAGCCGTTTAAGCCTTTAGCTTTAATTTGGGACGGGTAATCGTAGTAAGCGTAATCTGCATCCACTTTACCCGAAACACCATTTACGGTATGACTGTTTGTATACTGCCAGATACCTGCGTTTTCGTATTGGCAAACGTCGTTCCACTGGGCACACCAAACGGCGTAGTGGGACAGCCTTGACATATCGAGCATGTTTGAGAGGTAATACAAAGACGCGTAAATACCCACCCAGTAGCCGTTGATTTCCACGGTACTAAGGATTTTAGCCGCGATTTCACTGTATTTTGTTTTACCAAGTTTTCTTGCAATGCTGTCTTCCTCAAGGTCAATATACACCGGGTAGTCAAACTGTTTACCTTTTAAAGCTTTGATAAAGCTTGCGGCTTCATCTGCCGCCATGTCTGCGTTCTCCGCATAGCTGTACCAATATGCACCCACGCCAAGCCCTGCGGCTTTTGCTTTTTTGTAATATTCCTCAAACCTTGCGTCATACTGTTCGGGGTATCGGTTTGCACTGCCGTACCCCGCACGGAGTAAAACAAAGTCAATGCCCGATGCTTTCAGTTTGTTAAAGTCAACTGAACCTTGATGCTCCGAAATGTCGATGCCTTTTGAAAAGATTTTATCATTCAACACTTCTTCCTCCTATAAGCACGGTTAACTCGTCGCCTAAAATATCGTCGAAGTCTTCATAATCAATTGATTTATACCCGACAACGGTTTCAAATATTTTTCGCTGTTGCACGATTTCACCCGTGCCTACATCGTATGCTGTTAATGTAGCCGTGAGTAAATCGATTATAACTCTTACACTTTTATCAAGTGATAGCGTATAGACCTTAGTTGTTATACCGTCACTCACTGTTATTTTGGGCGAATGCACTGTTGACGGGACGGATAAATAGGTGAAATTTGTTCCAATAAATAGCATATCTTTATCTATATTTAAGGTTTGCTTTCCTGAACCTTTAGGCAAGTCCTTATATGGGAAAGAAGCGTTGAGTTCGTTTGATACAATTCTTAAGTTGTTCGTTTTGGTTTCCAACCGGTCAACCATATCGTCAAGCGCCGATACAACCAACGTTGTAACACCAAACAAAGCGTTATCGTAATTGTAAGGCGGTGGCAATACACCAAACTGGAAGGCGGCGCGGATTCTGGGGTTTTTTGGCTTGAAAATAACGTCTTTAATTCCCGTTGTTCCTGAGGGTAAGACAAAATAACTCCGTGGATTGTTATACGGGTTCGCTTCGTCGGGTAGTTTTAATGTTGAAAAAGGTTCTACTGTTACACCCTCATTCGTGATAATTTCAAAAACAAGAAATTCAAGGGGTATAGCCAGTTCAACGACGGGAATAATGTTGTATGAACCCTTGCCAATAATAGTTTGTCTTCGTATGCCATAAGATAAAGGCACTTTGATAACGTCATTACATGTCAAAACACCTGTGGGTGTAACATCTAAGGAGTATGTAGCTTGCACACTGATAATCGTTTTGAATCTCGGAGCGCCAGTCTGAGCAGCACCCATCATAAATCTTCACCCTCTTTCTGAACGCCCATTTTGTCGCAAAGCTTTTGCATGATGAGCGTGTTGTTGTTGAGTGCGTCAGTCAATTTCTGCACTTCGTTCCTGTGCGTTTCCTCAAGCTTATTGATATACCAAAAGCAAATAAGGCAAACAGCAATAGGAAAACCAAGAGAAGAAACAACCTGCACAATAGCGGTTAAGTCCATAAAGTTTTAATCCTTTCTGTTGTATTTACCACCTTTTATACTTATAGTATAGCACAAAAGGGTTGACTTGTCAATATACTTGTGGTATAATTTAATTAGAAAATAATACACGGAGTTGAAATATAATGCCAAAATCGAATTATTACGACGGAACAAAGCTATTGTCATTAAAGGATATAAACGGCAAAACACCCGAGGTGTTCATGTGCACCTCTAACCGTAGCGCAGGTAAAACAACCTATTTTAATAGACTTGTGGTAAACAGGTTTATTAAACGTGGAGAAAAGTTCGCGTTGCTGTATCGCTTCAACTATGAGTTAGACGGCTGTGACGAAAAGTTCTTCAAGGATATAAAAGAATTATTCTTCCCCGAATACGACATGACCGCCGCAAAGAAGATGAAAGGCATATACCAAGAGTTGTACCTAAACGAAGAACCATGCGGCTACGCAATTTCCATCAATTCAGCCGACCAATTAAAGCGCAATTCACATTTGTTCAGTGACATTGACAATATTATATTCGACGAGTTTCAATCCGAGCAGAACCACTACTGCGATAAAGAGGTTGAAAAGTTTATCTCTATTCACAATTCTATTGCGCGTGGACGTAGCAAGCAATCCCGCTACGTGCCCGTATATATGATTTCCAACCCTGTAACGATACTCAACCCGTATTATGTTGCAATGGATATTTCAACACGACTTCAAAAGGACACGCATTTCTTGCGTGGAGACGGTTTCGTTCTGGAGCAAGGTTATAACGAAACGGCGGCTAAAGCTTTAAAGTCAAGTGCTTTTAACCGCGCGTTTGGCTCGAGCGATTATATCGCATATAGCGCCGAGGGTGTGTATTTACAAGATGACCTCTCATTTGTCGATACGCCGACGGGACGCGGAAAGTATGTCGCAACAATACGCTATGCGGGTATAGACTATGGTGTTCGTGAGTACCCAGAATTAGGTATAGTGTTCTGTGACAAAAGCGTCGATTATCAATACCCGCTCAAAATTACGGTTGATACCGCCGACCATAAATTAAATTATGTTATGGTATCAAGTAACTTTATACTCATTCAAAAGCTTCGGTATTACTTTGAGCACGGCTGTATGCGGTTCAAGGACTTACAAGCGAAAGAAGCAATATTAAAAGCGCTTTCGTTCTAACTTGTATTCTGCGTTCGTTCTGCACATCGACCTGCACGGGTGACACGGTTGAAAGATGCCGCCGTGACAAGGCTATGAACGGTCAATTCCTTTGTGTAGACGTGCGTTTAAGAATAACAAAATCCCTTAGAGTTATCATGCTCTAAGGGATTTTACTTTCAGTGCATTTCAAATGTTGTGTCAGCTAAGATAACACCACCTTTAATGCGCTTTTGAGAAAGTTTACCCGGTATCATAATGCCGGGTACAAAGTCGGATATGCTACGAGGTTCACGGACAAATTCAAGTTCTTCGGGAGTGTAGTTTTCTGGGTTCTTCTCTGTGTCGTAATCCTGTTCGACTGAATGTATAAACAGTTGTTTAACGGTTTTGTTTGCACCCGCACATGTCACTATATAATGCGGGATTTCTATCGGTTCGCCGTCCTCATGTGTCACGTGCTCAATGTAAGTTTTCTGTCGCGTGAAAAAACCAACGTCCCAGTTTGTTTCATTCTTCCAACAACAATAATTTCGCGGGTGTAACGTGACACCTTTTATCTTGTCTAACGGTAAGTCGAGATGCAAGCTGTCTGTGTCTGCGTAGATAAAGCCGGGGTTATTGACACCGTAATAATTCTGCTGTGCGGCAGTAATTGTAAAGTTTCGTGCGTAACTGGTAATAGCCGCGCCACATGCGATATAGCCCGGTGTCTTTTCGTTTTCTGCCACGGTAAAGAAGCCCACCACGCCGTTAGGCTTGAGCATAGCAACCTTGTAAGAACTTATAGTAGATGCCGCTTGTTTTCCATATAGGTTGTTACTGTATAATTTTGCTACGGTTCTAATTCCTTTATTAGGAGCGTTGATTTTCATTTCACGGTATTTGTTTAAGTATTTGTCATAGATGCCTTGTTGCGCTTCGAAATAACAACCGTCCAATATTTCCGGGTCAATTACAATGTAATGCTTTTTAAACAGTTCGTAATCTGTCATAGTCATTGTCATGGTCACATATGTGTCATGCTTTTTGCCGCATTGGTCTACCCATTCGGACACGTAACGCTTTTGGTTTTCGTCCCATACGTCAGACGTAGTTAAGCTTTCGTTTTGTCTGTAATGCAGGTTTTTCTTTAGCTGAATAAAAGGGAGATACCCAACCTTTAATCTAAAACGACAACGCAGACGCACAAAATAATATATACCTATAAGGGGGTTGTGTTTCTTTAACGCTTCTTGTCGTTCAACTTCGACTTCTCTTAGCCCCACTTCACCGTGAAAAAATTCGGGTTTACCTATAGGGTAATAGTTTCCACTATCACTATGCATCATGGACGGGTACAGGGAATTCACGTCAAGCGTCAAACCGTTTTTGTGTACCTTGCATTGTTTGCCCTGTACGACATGACACCACCCGCCACGGTATGCCTTGCGTATGTATTCATCTGCATTTGTAGCGCCGTAGCGTTCGGGGTCAAGCGGAATATCGTAAAGGTTAGGGAACATGTCTTGATAAACAAAACGGTTATAGCCGGACTTAAACTCACTCATACAGCAAGCACCTATTGTAAGTTTTTTGTGTCCGTCTGCAAACATAAATTCTATGGCTTCCTTAACGACAAGCACGTCGTTTTTGATATAATGTTCTTCATCAGGGGTAATATTATACCCTGCGTGACGTTCACCCTTGTATTCAATCGTACTCTTACGGTGTTTTGTGTTAAAGCTTTTTCCCATGTCTGCGACGGAGAGGGGGATAAGCTTGTAACTGTCACGAAACTCTATAAGGCTTCTATGGGTTTTAACAGTCATCGTGTACCATTGACCCATATCGGATATGCTGTATTTAAAAGTGTTAGGTTGCATGTCACTTGTTTCGTAAAACATAGTATGTTCAACTTTGCCGTCGGGTGTGTAGGTTGCTTGTGCATAGTCGTCGCGCTTCAATAAGTAATCAAGAATGTAAGAAAGGTCAAAAGCGCCATTGTGAAAGTACACAATGTTCTTGCCTTTTAACTGTTCTACCCAATCCCAGTATTTATCTATTGAGTTTACAACGAGTACATCTTCTGTATGTATTTTAACACATGCCGCCGCCCAGACTTCCGTCTCGGTTTGCCCGTCGTATACGCTTGTCTCAAAATCACATACGTAATAATTCATGCTTGCACGTCTCCAAACGCTTCATTTAGTTTCATCATTTCTTCTACACCTGCTTCGCGGTGTTCGTAGAAGCTACCTAACCAACGCCCCGCCGCGTTAACATCGTTCGCTTCTTGTGACGTTAATGTTCCTGCGGCAACACCGATTTCATTCAGCATGTACGCGAATACGGTGTCACCCTCATTTTTGCCGTAACGGTTTTGCAGGTGGTTGCGTTCTTCCTTTAGGTTGTCCAGTATATATTCCATACCTGCATGTTTCTTTTTGTCTGTTACCCACCGCGCGTTCGCTTCAACAAAATATGCAAACGCGAGGTCAGCTTCGTTGATATTCGCTATAGGTGCATTGTTAAGCGAAAGAACTATATTGCTTTCAACACCTGTTGAACTTGTAACCGTAAATTGCGTAAAGCCTAACTTGTTAAACTGCGCTCTTGCGTCTTTGGGTATGTCGGCAAACGAAATAGCTTCACCGTTCTGTGCTTCTGCGTATAACGCAGTGTCCGTAATGTCTTTAAGTTCTTGTTTTAATTTATCAAGCATTTTCTTTGTTATTCTTTCGGGACGTTCAAAAGCGCTAAATAAATCTTTAGCCTTGTACTGTGACTTATAGCCTTTTCTTAAATAACGGTTAAAGCGTTGCTTTGCGTTTGTAAGTAAACGTTCGAATTCGGCTTGATTAGGTGTCAGCTTTTTTGATGATTTTTTAGCCATGTTTTACCCTCTTTTCTATTGACAAAATAATACCGTTGTGGTATAATAAAGTGTAAAGATAAAAAGAACCGATGACGAATTTTTTTTTTCGTCATCGGTTCAATCGGAGGTTTACCGCCATGTCAGCGGCAGTTAAGGAAAGGAGAAATCTTATTGTTTATTTGATATGGTCTACGAGTTCCGCATTCTCGATAAAGTCCTTGACGGACATTTCGTAGCGGTTTTCTTCGATAGACTCAATGTTCACGAGAGTTACAATGCGTCCCGTTTCTTTGTTGTCGTGGTCACGATGCAACTTTTTAGTCAGCGCGTAGAGAGTGGGAGCGCCTTCGCACACGTCGGTAAAGTGATAATCAACACCGTTTTCGTTAACCGTGTAAGTGTATGTCGTGGTCTGAACAGTTCTACGAATATATCTCATTATCATTCACCTGCCTTTGCTACAGGGCGGCAACCGAGAAAGTTGCGACCTTTATAGTTCTGGGACGGCTTCGCAAAGCATTCGATTTCCATACCGTCGCTTGCGTCGAACGTGCCCACAATGTCGAGGAAAGACTGAGTGAACGACTGGGAGCCTGTGTGATACAGAACGCCGTCTGCAATAATGACAAGCTTGTCGTATTCCTTGTCCTGCCCGGGTTTCGGGTTGTCATTCACAGTGTGAACCATTGCCCACGCGTCCGGGTAAGAGAGTACGAGTTTGCCAAATTCTTCGATAGCCTTTTCAAGGTTCTCACCGTTGGAGTAGTTGAGAATGTTATATCTGTCCATTTTGTTCAGTTCTGTGGAGTTAGTAATGGTGTTAGTAAGCATAGTTTTTTATCCTTTCAAATTGTATTTTGTTATAATAGAGAGTATGGAAACTGACAATGAAATTACGCAGAAAGGAGTTTTTTACCTTTCTTAAATATTCTTTTGTAATCGTCTGAAACTTCGTTGCAACTTGTGTTCTTCTTGATTACGTATATATCTTAACACATGTTGGGCTAAATGTCAATAGGTTTTTTCAAAGTTTTTTGAAAATATTTTTCGGCTGTTTATTGCTTTAGCCTGTGATAAGAAATGACTGTTGGTCAGTTTATGTGCGCATAGCGTGTTGTAGTGTGGTAATGTGTTACGCCGGTTTCCGTCCGC